CGGTGGACTCCTGATTAGTCCATAAATTTGTTGTGTTATTGAACCAACTTGGCTAGACTTTGGATTAGACCCAAGGCCACGTTATACTTTGAACCAGTTGAGATACTGACTCACTCGAGCAGTCACTGAATCCCAATCATCTTGAACAGGCTGTCTAAAGATTCTCATGGTAGAATACCAAGGCGAGTCTTCTCGCACAGTCAACCAACGCCAGCATGCTGCAAACCAATTAAGCATGAGCCAGGTAGGTCGTCCCAAAGCGCCGCTAAGATGCGCAACCGCTGTGTCCACAGTGATTACAACATCGCAATGACTGATCAGTGCTGCAGAGTCAGCAAAATTGCCTACTTGATTGGGAAACAGTTTGACACCTAGTTGTGCCAAAGCTTTTTGTTGGTCGATATCTGCGTCGGCTTGTAGATTGATCCATTCATGGCGAGGATTTTTTTCTATCAGCGCCAACATTTTTTCAAATGGCAGGCCTTTGTGTTCGTTGAGCCAGTTGTCGCGGCGACCGCTCCAGGCAAACCCAACACGCATGCGAGTTTTTGGACCCAAGCAATCCTGCCACTTTCGAAACAGCTCGGGTTCGGGATTTAGATAATTTATGGTAGACGGAATATTGTTCAAGGTTATACCCAGCACACCAGGTAAACTCATCAGTGGCGACCAGAAGTCAAATGGTTCTGGCGTATCTCCATGCCCAATCACTTTATGGATTATGGAGTTTTGTGAAAACATTGGAACGAGCCCGTCAGTGGTTGAAAAGATTATTCGCGCTCCGGCTACATGCAAGTTGTAGAGATATCGCACAAATTGAATATTGTCTCCGTGGCCCTGCTCGCCAATTACAAAAATGGTCTTGTCTCGAAGATCTTGACCAATCCATCTTGGTGCATTATATTGTGGCAGAGTCCCTGCTAGATGTTCAAAATTCCAGCGGTGCTCGTACCATTGCCAGCCTTGTTTCCAGTCGCCCATGGCCAAATACGACACAGCAAGATTGAACAAAGCGGTGGAGTTTTTGGGTTCCAGCACGATAGCATGTTGTAAAAACGGAATGGCTCGGTTGGGCCAGCCACACTCTCTCAACACATTGCCATAGTTGTTCCAGGCATGAGCATTTTGAGGATCAGCCACAAAGGCCTGTGCATAACAGGCCAGTGCTTGTTGCGGCTGATGTTGGGATCTAAGTTGATTGCCTTGTGCTATGAGAAGATTGGAGTCCATGGTGATATTTACTTGACCTGTTGCTCTATTTTGCATTTTTCATAAATAAAAGTCAACGCAATTGGGCGTTTTATGCAGAAACCACTGCGTAGCGGCTAGAACCCGCATGGGGCTTCTATAAGGAGAAAACAAATGGGACGCGCTCTCAAAATTCAAAAATTCGGTACCTCTCAAGGTATCACAATCAATGCCAATGGCACTGTAAATCAACCTGCTGCAGGGGTTGGTGTTGACGTTGGTTATCCAAATTTTGGATCATTGACAGATCCAGTCTATAATTCTGCTGACACACTCAGTGCCGCTGATTATTTAGGTGTAGTGGGTGGTATAAGCAATGCTGCTACTTCTGCTACCAATCCTATTATTTTACCACAGGTCAACATCGCATTGGCCGATGGTACCAACACTGGTGCAGGCAATGGTAGAATTATTCGTCAAAAAGGCGCACACAAATTTTTGGTCGCCTATGTGGCCAGTGCAACCAACGACGGCAGTTTTATTGTGGGACAGGCCTATCAAATAGTTTCCACAGGCACCACGACGTGGTCAGCTGTGGGAGCAGGAAAAGGAACAGTATCCGCTGGTGATATTTTCACAGCCACAGCCGCAAATGGTAGTGGAAACGGAACTGCATCCCCGGTGGGTGTTTGTGTGCTCGCAGACAGCAGCTCGCCTTCGGCTGGCTTTATGTCAGTGGAATTTTCTGTAGGCGATTCATCTGCGGTGTACGCCAGTTATATCACCAACAAATGGATCAAAGATTGGAATGGTATGACCTATGCTGACTACAGCAACAGCAATCTTGGAACAAACAACTATGCTGATCAAGACTTTTATCCTGTGAATTTCTTCACCGACGAAGGTACCGTTACTTGGTCTGGCGCAGAAATTATCAATGGTGCAGATGCTCAAAATGGCAGTTTGCAGTTGGCTCAGGTGGTCAAAGCCACATCATAATTTAGTTGTTGTAATTTGGTCCTCCCAGCTACATACTGGGAGGATTTTTTATGGCCACAGCATTTGTATTGGGCAATGGGCGCAGCAGAACCAGTGTCAATGTTCTAACTCTACGTTCACATGGCATGATATATGGCTGCAATGCTTTGTATCGCGAATTTGAACCTGATGTACTGATAGCTGCGGATCGAGCTATCAGCGAACAAATTCAGCACGCGGGTTACAGTCAAAATCATAAATTTTACACTCGCAAACCCATTGCAGAATTGGGTGCTCTAAGAGTTCCTCACGAATATTGGGGCTATAGTTCTGGACAGATTGCTGTGGCCTTGGCCTGCATGGATAGACACAAAAATGTTTATATGCTGGGATTTGACCTCGGAAGTACCAATTCAAAGTTTAACAATGTGTACGCAGACACTGAATTTTACAAACGCAGTAGTGATCGTCCAACCTATGCGGGCAACTGGGTAAAGCAATTGATACGCATTGCCAAGGATTATCGCGACTCTAAATTAATACGTGTGATGGGCCCAGAATCTGCAGAGATTCCTGAATTTTCTAAATGTAATAACATAGAATCAATCACCATTGCGGATTTCCAAAAAAAATTTGGAGTGTAATATCTGGTTTCGAGTTGCTAAATATAGGATAGGAAATTTTGAACAGCGATGAGCACACAACAGCAAGTAATTGATACTGGCACAGCCAATGATGGCACTGGTGACTCACTACGCGATGCCTTTGCAAAAGTTAACAATAACTTTGCCAATGTATGGGCAGCAGGCCCAGTTGACAGCAATGTTGTTATCGCTAACAATGCAATCTCAACCACAGTTACCAATCTTGACCTAAAACTAGCTCCAAAAGGGGTAGGCAATGTAGTAGTAACTCAAACTCTACGTCCTGTCTATGATAGTGTCTACAATCTTGGAACTGCTTCAAATACTTGGGCAGAAGCTCATGCTCAATACTACTACGGTAATGGCACTTTTCTCACAGGCATTGCTGGTTCAGATGAAATATCCAGTGGTACATCCAACGTAAAAATTGTTGCTCCCAATGGCAATGTGACAGTATCTGTTGGTGGGGTTCCAAATGTAGCAATATTTTCAAACACCGCATTTACCACTGCCAATGTAATTGCTACTGGTAATATCACAGGTGGTAATATTAGCACAGCCGGGCTAGTCACAGCCACTGGCAATGTCACAGGTGGTAATATTACCACTGCTGGGTCAGTGACTGCTACTGGTAATGTCATTGGTGGCAATATTAGCACTGCTGGATTGATTACAGCCACTGGCAACATCACTTCTACAGCCAATGTAACCGGTGGAAACATCACCACTGCTGGGTTAGTGACTGCCACTGGTAATGTCATTGGTGGCAATGTCAACTCAGCTGGTTTGATTTCGGCCACAGGCAATGTGATTGCACCTTATTTTATTGGCAATGTTATTGGTAATGTAAGTGCCAATGTTCTTGCACCAGGCGCCAATACTGAGGTATTGTTCAACGACAACAATATTACCAATGCAGTGCCTGGGTTCACGTTCAACAAAACCACGTCACAATTGTACGTGGCAGGCAATGTAAATGCAGCAGCTTTCAATGGTGACGGCTATGGATTGAATTTTACCATGGTCGACCGTGGTGGGGACACTTCCAACTGGAACCTGCTGCTGGAAATGGGTACTTATTTGGTAAATAGACTAAATTGGGGCGGGGTCACAGGTGCACCAGTAGACAGCCAAGTGTATCAAGGCTTGCTAGAGGTCAAAATTGCCAACACTCAGGGATCGATTTATTCTGTGTCACAGACTTACTATCCTGGTACTGTTGACATTGACAATCCCAAGTATCAATGGGCCAGAAATTACTGGAATGGCACTTGGACAGGATGGATAAAAATGACCAACGATGGCCAATCCATTGATGGCGGAGCATACTAAAAGGTAAAATTATGTCAAATACATTACTAATCAAAAGGTCAGCAGTTCCCGGTAGCATTCCAGCTACAGCCAATGTTAC